GATGATAAGGATGACCTATGACAATGCAACGATTAAAATTGTTTCTAAAACGATGCAGAGAAATTCTAGCCGGGCCACCACCCGGATTGGACGAAAGCCACGCCTATGTGCGGTACCTAGAAACAAACATGACATCCGATGAGTTTGAAGAGTATTTGCAAGAACAATTTGATAAAAGAAATAACAATGAGGCTTGCCATGAGTGAATTACTTTCTCCATTGAAGACCATACGGCAGCATTGCCTAGAGTGCGGTGGCACGATAGAAGAACGTAAAATTATACGGCAAAAGCTTTCGCTAAAAAAAACGTCGGTAAATAGCGACGAAATTTTTGAAGGAATGCGCGATTCTGGCAGCTTTGCACGTGCCGCTTCGCCTTTTGCCCCGCGGTAGTACCGAACCATGGTGCGTGCCTGTTCAACATTTTTAAATAATTCCGGATGCTCTTTGAATAATAGTTTTGCGATAGAAAGCGACGGCGATTGCCGATACTTTCTAAGATATTCTTTCACTATTTCATTGCCCAAAATGTCCCCCTAATGCGTCAATAGTTAGATGTCACCCCCTGTAAGTAGCACATTGAAAATATTAAGGACATTGGTTGAGACTGTTTCTTAAAACACTCCTATTGCGTCGAGTCCCCAGCCAAGGCCAACGAGCGCAAGGACCACTTCAAGGATCAGGCTTTTAGTTTTCTGACTTTGGACTGATTTTTGATAGGCTTTGAAGGAGGCTTGTAGCTGCGTCAATGTCGTTGTTTGCTCCTGATAGGCTGTTTGCAGCGCCTTGTAATCCGCTTCCAATTGCGCCGATGCTGTCACTAAGGATTGATATTTGTCCTGCAAGTCCTGTAAAGTCGTTTGCAAAGCCGTCAAATTTTGCGTCAAAAGCGCCTTGTCGTTCTTCAATGCGTCCAATTCGAGCGACAACTGTGTCCATGCTTCCTGCAACGTCTTTAACTGCTGCACTGAACTGTCGTATTGCGCTTGTAGTATTTGAGACTTCTCCTGAGACTCTTGCAATGCTTTCTCCGAGGCTATCAAGTTTTGCTGTGCTGTCTTTACTTTGTCGGATAAACTCTGCAATATTTGCATCAACTGCTGCTTGTCGCTCTCTGAGAGCGCGTAGATCGTTTCTGGTGTTGTAGCCGACGATTCCTGCGCACACAACGGCACCGATAATAAAGCCCACAGCGCCAGCACGCAACCAAAGCGGCAAGCCTTTAATCCATGCGATAATTTTCTGCACATCGTTCCTCCTTGTTATCGTTAATTATTCGATCATCTAATTCAGGCCGATAGTTCACCGACCGTTGCCAATTATCAGCGACGTTCGCGGCTTGATAGCCAACCGTAGCAAAGGCAATCGCTAATACAATTATTGTTCCAATCTCTGCGAGTGCGCCAGGCACAACTAATGCGGTAAATATGTAAAGGCTTGTTAAGACAATAATCCCGACCATCCATGACGTACCTTTTTTTACTTTCATTATTCTGGCTCCTCGAAGTGCGGCAGATCTCGCTTCCCCGGCCATGCACCACCCCAAACAAGGCCGTTTAGCATTCCAATAGTCCCCATTCGTTGCCAAACTTGATCTGGAGCGTCCCACCATATTGTTTTGCCGTCGCGAGACGGAGCAAGGTCAACAGCTTTGCCTTCAAGGTGCCGACTTTTGAGAGTCCATGTTGAAGGTGTCACAGCTTCCTTGTCGGTGAGTGCCCAAAGCCCAGCAGCAGCGAATATTGCCTTCACGTCTGCAGAATTTTTCATCCTGCCACGACAATAATAGGCGATCTGTGTAGCGAGCGTCCGCAACCCTTCAACGACAATGATTTTTTGCACACCAAGGCGTTTTAGTTCTGCATCTTGCGCCATAGCATCTAATGAGGCTTCAACGCGCACTCTGAATTTCGGTGCGAGGCCGTCAAGTTTAGTCATAGCGGCCATCCTTCACTATTGCGTCAACTTTGAGTTTTATGTCGTCTATCGCTTCTTTAAGATAATCGAGGCGCTCTGATATTTTAGCCATCGCAACTTCGGTTATGTGCTCGTTTCTGCGGAATTCGATAATTTCAGCTTCCATTGCGGCGATTTGTTCTTGCATCTTTTTGATGTCAGTCATACGAGCGCCTTCTTCTTGTGCAGACTTTTTACGGCCAAAATAAAATGTTGCTATGGTGATCAGGCACGCAACAATTGCGGCCAGATCAATTAAGTTCACGGTTACGTTCATGGTTTAATCCGCCTTCGGCAAACTTGCATTAAATTCAGCTATCGTTTGTGGCACCGGCACTTCTGGCCACTCAATGTCTGCAGGGAATGTTGCCTCATCCACTAGCTCGTAGAGCCTGCGGTCATAGCGCAAAAATTCTTCGACGCTTTTGTGCGTGTATCGCTCCGCAAAACTAGGGCGCTGCGCATAGGCCGAAGCGTCAAGCAATTCGTTCCTCCGGATCTTTGCCTCATTAATGGTCGCGAAATGTTCGGTCATTTTTATCTCCCTTTGGGCAATAAGCCGCCCTTTTAAGTACTGATTCCGTTATTTTTGCTCCGCTACAAAAGCGGATATATCCTAAAAACGAAACAAGGATCTTCCTTGCCTCTTCGAATGATTCTCTTGCCGGATATCTTTTTGAGATGCTCTTGAGGCGTTTCTTTGCCGCTTGAACGGTTCTTTTTCTGGGGAGTGTGTGGGTCGGCCAGATTCTGTATCCACAGAAGTCTATCCCGTGACGGCCAGGCCATATTCCTGTTCGGTGGTTTAGTACAAGGCCCCGGTCGTTTGCAAGGAAAGCTGTAATCTTCTGGAGGATCTCGCGTAGCTCTTCTTTCGATTTGCCAAGAACAATGAAGTCGTCCATGTATCGGGCGTAATATTTGATGGAGAGCGTTTCCTTTACGTAGTGATCCAAGGGATCGAGGAATATATTAGCGAAAAGCTGGGAAGTGAGGGCCCCTATCGGAATACCCAATCCGTTTTCACCCGCTGAATCTATAATCGTATCAATCAGGTGCAAGACTTCCTTGTCGGAGATCGCCCTCCTGATCGTATTTTTCAGAATTATATGGTTGATCGACGGAAAGAATTTTTTCACATCACATTTTAAGACCCAGTAATCCCCCCATTCTCTCTTTGCTCTCCTAGTGAACTCCACCATTCGGAGCATCGAGCAATGCGTCCCGCGGCCTTTCCTGCAAGCATAAGTATCTGAGATAAACCTCCGCTCAAAGGCTGGCTCTATCGCGGCGACAAGGGAATGATGAACGACTCTATCCCTGAAAGCGGGTGCTGATATTGTTCGCTCCTTGGGTTCGTATATTGTGAACACTCTCAAAGGGAGAGGCTTGTACATTTTCCAAATAAGTTCGTTCTGGATCTGGATAAGATTTTCTTCGAGATTTGTCTTAAACTTCATCGACTCTAAAGAGAATCGTTTCCCCTTAGCTGCTCGTAGGTAGGCCGCATAAAGTTTGTCGAAGTCGATCACCTGCTGCCATATTCCGTTGACGGTCTTCATACGGCCACCAGCGGGCGAAGCGGCATTCGGATTTCTCCTACTAGCCGCTGCGACCTATAAATGTTTCCCCTATTGCGGGGAGGAGTGGAGCTCCTTTTCCAGCTTGCTTTGACCGTAATCCCGTGAGAGTACGATTTCTTGCAGCCCAGGAGAGCCGAGCGAGAACCGATATTGTTGTTCACATTCGAGCGAAGGTTATTCAGATTAAGGCACGCGAGACCGGCATTGGACGTGTTGTTCCAGTTACCACCGCAGATCGGCAGGCGCCACATTCAGCTACACCCCTTTTTATTGCTAGGCGGTTTTAAGCCAGCCGCCCAACATCTTCCCGACCTCGGACGTGTACCGTCCGAGGACTTCCCATTTCTTAAGGGGCATAAATCCCAGTTTTACGCCCAATCTAACCAAAAGTCTAAATCTGCCAAGATTCCTGTCTGCCTCCTGAATGAGGTACCGCTTCTCGGCGCTTTCTGAAACGACACTTGCTCTTTGGATCGCCGCTCCTGTATCGAGGAGCGCGTTGACCGTTTGCGCTGCCAAAGTGTGGCGTTCGCTCTTCGGGTAGCTCTTTATGGCGATGTACGCATATCCGGCGAGATCCTCCCACTTTGTCAGCACGGTTAAGTTGTCCATTAAGAAACCTCCAAGAAAGATCAAGGATCAGGAGAGAGAAATAAAAGCCGAGCGAGAACCGATAGCGTTGTCCACATTCGAGCGAAGGGCATACAGAGTAAGGCACGCGAGACCGGCATCGGACGTGTTGCCCCAGTGACCACCGCAGATCGGCAGGCGCTCGCCGTAGTTTCGCATGTATAAAGTACCCTTTGGCGACCACGGATTTGTGCCAGTGCTGGAAATCTTGGGAGCTATCCCCGCTTTGAGCATTCTCTGACGGACAGCGATATTGAGAGCATCATACTCTGCAGCCATCATCAAGGAGCTATACACTACCGTGGAATAATTCGGATCGATCTGTGCATTCACGCGAGAGGTATTAAGTCTGGGAGCACCACCTGATCCAGCAACAGTATTATCAAAATACACTCCTTGCGAAGGCCAAGATGCTTCTGCGAGATCAAAATAGTTGTCGTTCGGCATATAAATGAGGCCGTCCACAATTTTCATGAGATCGGTCCACTCGTACATCGACCCTACAAGATCATGGATTCCCCATCGCTCACGATTGTGCGACCATGTTGAGGGGCATGATCCGTTTCTGTGTTTCGCTGTTCCCGAGGTAGTTCCAGGAGCGAGCCCGTCAAAACGGACCGCAGACTCGTACTCGTAGCCGGATTCGTGGCTTCTGCCGTAGTAGGTATTTCCCCTCGGCTCTGTGCCCATCTTCATAGAAAGCCACATAATGAGTGCACGCTCCCAGATGGACATCATGTGCCAGCCGGGGCCTTTAGAGGTATGTAGCGTTTTATTGACATCATAATTTAGTGATCCAGTCGGATAAAGGCCAGGCCAAGATACGGCGCGCCATCCAGTGCCACTGCCATGATAGTTTGTTCCATTGAAGCTGGTCATCTTAAACATTGAAATAAATATTTCGTTTTTTACAACATTGTTGACATTAAAAGCAGGAAACTCATCGGTGCCTAAAGTAGTGCCGCCCATATCAGGGTGAATATGCCCCGCGAGGATAGGCCCGCGAATCAGGTACATCATCGAGGGGAAGCCAAGGTCGTCATGGATCACTGTAGCTGCCCCGTTCGATGACGATTCGACAATTTGTTTTAATAGTGCGGGTGGCATCTTTGCTGCGGTATCATAGTCCCAAAGTGCAGTCGCCGCTTCAGCATCTGCAAGCTGTTGTAAGTGCGTATACCCGGCGGCAAGTGCCACTTTCTCTGCAGCGGTAACGCGCTTGTAATTCGTACCATCCGCAATGCCGTCGAGCGATGCTGTGCCCGTCGCAGGGTTGAGCGTATATCCTGCGGCAGTGATAAGGGCGACGAGGTCAGCGCCGAGGGCTTTGGGCACCTTTGTGGCGTCCTGCACACCGGTTGATGCAAGCTGCACCTTGCCTTTGGCATCTGTTGTGGCATCTGGTAGTCTGTTCGCCAATTCGGTTGGTGAATCCAAGACGTCTTTCAGAAACTTCGTTCTGTTCGCAAGCGCCTGCGCCTGACTGTTCATCGTGCCACCAGCGCCACCTATTGCCTGAGTTGTCGTCTCGAGTTGCGGTACGCCAGATTCATACACTGACGATTCGGTTAAATTTGCCATTTCATCCTCCTATAGGTTCAATTGGCCATACAATATTGTGCGGGAAACCTTCTTGCTGTGGCACGTCTCTCAGCGCCTGTATGTACATAAGCACCGGCGCTATATCCTCTGTTGGGCTAATCCCTAACTCGAGCTCGTCTTTATGCCGCTCGATGCGCCAGCGCACACTTTGTATGCGGTAATCTCTTTCTGATCGTACCTGTGCAGCGACTTCTTCTTCGGTAGGCACTATCTCCGGCCACTGTGGAAGCTCCATTTCAGGATGCTCTTTTGCATACGCGCGCACGTCGTCTAGGTCATATTTGCCATACGGATCAATCTCTTTTGATACTACATTATAGCCGCTGTCGCGCTTATCAGGTTCAACATTGATATCGTATTCATCGTTGGACCATTTGATAAAATAGCCATAGTCCATTATGATACCCTCCAGTAAATAACAAACGTTGGAGATTGGCCTGAACCGCCTTTATTAACAGAAAATATCTGTGCACCACCGCTACCATTTCCAGCGGAAACGTGGCCAGCTAATTCGTTGGTACTCGCATAATAAGTCGATGAATTATACGCTAAATAATAATATGATCCACCAGACGGTAACTTTATCGTATATGTTGTATTTGCTTCGGTAACATTTAATCCATAAAATTTTATAGTGCCAATATCAGCACTGCCCAATGTCACGCTGGTATCTGTATTCATCGTTGGAAGATTAGCAGGGAAATGATCTAATGCATCGTATTCTAATGTAGAAACGTAAGTCTTTGATGCAATAGAAATAGAAGATGATGTAAAAGATAGTGTAATAGGTGTGCTTAAATTTTTTCTAAAATAAACTCTACCATTATATGATGAATCATAAAACTGAATAAAATCTTTTATATATTCGCCACTCTTTGATATCAATCTATTTACATATTTAATGGTAAAACCACCATAACTGAACGTAGTATTAAATTGATAATAAATATTTGGCGTTAAACCACTAAAATATGAATAAACCTGTGCTTCTGTATCTACTCCAGCCGTCCAAGATTTAGCGGCAATTGTTTGCGGTTGGTACGTTTTAAGTGCCGAAGTATCAATTTCACCTGTAAAATAGGCATTTTTAATAGTTGCGCTAGTGAATTGTGAACCATATGATTTTACTATATTCCCAGCAGCATCTAGATTGAACCCACCAGTAGGATAACCTTCTGCATCTTCGGCATAATTACTTGATTTTAGGTAGCCTTTTGCGTCCAGCGTTACGTTTATCGCGTAGAGAAATTTTGTCAGGATAGTTTCGAAACTTACCGAGCTACTTACATAATCCGACGATACTCCATAGCCGCGTCGCACCGCATCAAGGACGTAAACAAAACACAATGATACTTGATTCGCCGTAGGGCTAGGTTGTTTGGTCCATGTTGTGCCGATATAGGCATATATGCCACGTTCGGCCAAGGTTGTGGAATAAAGCACGGCAAGGTCATTCTCGTGCATACCGGTAATTGTGCCAATGTCTGCATATGCAAAGAGGCCAAGACATCTAGGTATCATCTCCTCAACGTCATCTTCGCTAAGTTGAGGCAAACCATCCGCAACCCATGACGTTGTATAAATGTACCATTGCCGAGTATCAAGCTGATACACCGTATCACCTGGAATCATCCCGGTTAACGCCTCGCGATCCGTTGCGTTGGCAACATCTGGGTATCGCCGTGTCGTGATTCTGACCCATGTATTTGGCATTGTCCCGATATAGGTCATGCCTTCATAGATTCCATATTGCCCATCGAAATCTACCACGTCAGAGAGTGTTGCAAGTGCTTTTGTTGCAGGATATGGAATCACATCTTGCGATGGCGGATATACCGGCGTCACTGTAGATGGCGCCGAGGCTTTCGGTCCGAAACTCACCTTGCTATTAAATTCTGGTATTTCCCCAGCGTCGGCATTATGCACGGCTGGAGCCGCTTCAAACAATGTCAATTTCGCCGACAAATCATCGT